AATGCCCTTCACGTCATTCGTGCCGAAACGAATGTTCACATCGTTTGCGTTGCTGGTCGGAGTGACGACAGCCAGCTTTGTATTGCTGTCTCCGTAGGTCGTCGGTGCGTCAGTCCCGATGCCGACGTTGCCGCTGCTGTCGATGGTCATGCGGTTTACGTCGTTTGTCATAAACGCTAAATCGTGATTAGACACATTGCCAATCACAGAACTTGTGTTGCCAACAAGAATGTCAGTTTTAACATCGTTTGTTGTGTCTTGAAGACGCAGCCGTGCGCCTGAAGCTGCACTGATATGAAGCGGTGTATCAGGCGAACTCGTCCCGATGCCCACGTTGCCGCTGTCACGTGGGATGACCAGCGCATTGGGTGCGCCAGACGTGGCCAAATGGATGCGGTTGTTGGTGCCGTCATATTTAAGCAGACCTTCTTTTGTGCCGTCATTGTTTTCGTACAGTGAAAGCTGTGCCGTGCCGCCGTTGTCTGTTCCGATGAGAATTTCAGAGGTTCCGGCTTTATAAACTTCAAGTTCACCACCCGGCGTCAGAGTGCCGATGCCAACCTCGTTATTCGTGCTGTCCACAAATAGCGTATTAGTATCGAAAGCCACATCGCCAGTGATTCCGCCACTAAACCCGACCGCACCAGCAAATGTGCCGCCAGCAGTCTTGCTCACCATGTCAGCCGTGGTGAATGACTTGAACGCATAGATGTTCACAAGGTCATTCAGAGCAGCACCAGAAGCCAGCACAACACTGGTGCCGTTTGTAGCAGTGAAGTCAGACGGGTCGAGGACGATACCGTTCATCACGACTTGCAGATTGTCGGCGGTGTAGGACAGCGTGGCGCTGTTGTCATCAGAGCCGCTGAACGTGGTCTGCCCTGATGTTGCTGTGTATTCGTAAAGGATGAGCGAGACATTGCCAGCACTGGTGGCGGCAATCCAGTTGGCTCCGTCGTAAACTCGCATCTCGTTGGCAGTGCTATTGAAATATAATGCGCCAGAAACCAGCGAGTTTCCGTCATTGTCCTGAGTGGGGTTTGACGACTTAGCGCCAAGGTAGGTGTCATCGAAGTTGTCAAACGCAGACGCAGCAGATGCAGCACTAGCCGCCGCAGCAGTCTGACTAGCAGCCGCAGCCGTGGCAGACGATGCCGATGCGGTTGCACTTGTTGCAGAGGCAGTCGCAGAAGTTGCACTAGCTGTAGCAGATGTCGCCGCCTCCCCAGCTTTTGTCGTTGAGGTCGAGGCTTGAGTTGTAGCTGTAGTGGCCTGAGTAGTGGCCGTTGTGGCAGAAGCCGCAGCAGCTGTAGCTGATGATGCTGCTTCTGATGCTTTTGTGGTCGCAGTGTCTTTATGACCAGATGCCGTAGACGCAGAACTTGCCGAATTTGCAGCTGATGTCGATGCCTCTGAGGCTTTTGTCGTCGCTGTAGTCGCCGATGATGCAGCAGAAGTGGCTGATGATGCCGCATTTGTAGCGCTTGTTGCAGCTTCACTGGCTTTTGTCGTAGCAGTAGTAGCGTTTGTAGCAGCATTCTGAACAGCACTAAGGTTATTCGTTATGTTTGTCATGTTGGTCGTTTGACCAGCCACAGTTGTTACATTGCTGCTTATTCCTGCAACTGTAGTCACATTAGCTTTGATTGCAGCAAGACCAGAGATAGCGTCTGTTGCTGTCGTGCCGTCCTCAATGTCAGCAAGTGATGCAATGTCAGCCGTAATAGCCGCAATAGTAGATACATCACCGATCTTGGGGCCAGCCTCTGGCAAGCCTGTGGTCGTGTTAAAAGCGAGTGTTGTACCTTTGCGTGTATCGAGGTTTGGTAGTGACAAAGTGGCAGCAGTATCAGAGTCTGCCAGTTTCATGGTACGACCAATTTTAGTCTCAAGCTCTTGCTCAATGGCAAACAGCTTATCCAACTCTGTATTAAGAGCAGAGATATTAAATGGACCTGATGTCGGGAAGTCAGTTGTTCTTGTTACAGGAATATCTCGAAAGATTGTAAACTTGGTAGCAGCATTGCTGTAAGTATCGCCTAGCGTAATGTTACCGCCAGAAAATCCATCGTCTACAGATGTACCGTTTACAGCAAATGTTCCTGTGCCTGTGCCTCTGGTGAGGGTTGTATCTACGCCAGCAGCACTAGTTACGATTACATTGATGTCATCAAGACTGAAGAAGGGAAAGTCGATAGTTAAAGTAGTCGAGTTTGCAGTCACCGCTTGGGTGTACTGTACTCGAGCATCACTATCAGCAATTGATATAGTAGCCATAATTACTTATACCTTCCTGTCTTGGTCATGTTAATTCACTTTGCTTGTCCATAGATTTTGTCCAACAAAGGGTCAATAACCGGATGATTGCCCATTGGTTGCAAAAACCTCAAGCTATCCTTTGTGTCTTGGTTAAAGTTGCCATTCATAAGATCTTTTGTAACGCCACCAAGATTCATAATCTGACTTGATGCAGGGCCAAAAATAGATCCTATTTTGGCTTGAGGCGGCATGTACCTCTTTTGATCCTCTAGCAAAGCGGGACGAAGCCCATAGCCATAATTACTAAGCTTCTCAACAACATTGTTTACGTCCATAAACGAACCAAGCAAACCTGATCTATCTACAGCATTAACTAGCTTTTCCCCAAAAGTCTCGTCTTTGTCGATTCCATACTGCATTCTCTTTATTTCATTTACTATAGCCCCAGCCCCGACAAGCAAGAATGCACCTTGCCAAAAGGCACCATCTCTTTCCTGTAGCCCAGAAGTCAAAAGCCTCATGTTTGCCGACTGACCAAAAGACTTAAACTGTGTCATCAGTGAGCCAAACTCAGTTGATGTCCACAATGCACGATCACCAGCACCAGGAGTAATGATAATTCTATCTACGTTCTGGTTTAAGGCTGTTCTAAAAGTAAGCCTTTCAGTCTGTCCAGCAGCCCCCCAAAGCTCAGTATTTGGCAGCCACTCACCATCAACTTGCTCTCCGTGCTTCTTAATCAGCATCTGCATTCTCATGTGCATTTGCTGATCTATTCCATTCTTTAATAGTTTTTCTTTGTCAGCTCTCGATAACTTACCCCAAGGATTCATAATGGCTTCTGTCATGCGAAGAGTGGTGACTCCACCAGCAAACTCTTTGAGAAACTGATTCCACATATTAAGGCCATTAATAAAAAACATTACAGAAGCGCTTTGATTGAGAAACCTTTCTGCCGCTGTTCTGTTGCCAAATATGTCGCCTACATCAGACATTGCCTGAGATCTAAGTCCAAGAACTGCATCAGCAGCAACGCCAGACTGATTAAGCTCACGATCCTTTAAGGTTCTCAGTATCTTTGCCTGATCTCTAAAAGCCCTCTTAAATCCTTTACCGTATGCGTTCTGAAATCCTTCAACCATTACAACACGAACAACATCAGGTATTGATGAAACTGTTGCCCCACCCATAAGGGTGATAACATTGAATGACTTCATAGCCCTCACAAACCTACTAGACATAGCGTGAGGATCTTTTGATGCTCCATATGTTCCACGAAGCCTGTCACGAATGGCACGAACATCCCTGAGATCATTCATCATCTGCTTACGCATGGCATCTTTTTTGGCTGGATCCTTAACAGCCTTTATCATTCGCTCCCATTCATCTGTTATCTGATCAACAGCAGCTTTCATGTCTATGCTGCCAAAGCGCTTTGTAAGCTCTATGTCCATTCCCATTGTGCGAACATGGTGACGAAGAAGAACCTCAATATCGCTCTCAAGAAACTCCTCAATAACTTCATCTGGAATCTCAAGCTCTCTGGCCTTTGCAGATCCGGGGGCAACAACACCTTCAATGTTTTCAACAGCCTCATCAGCAATAACAAATGGCTTTGACCTTGTTATGGTATCGTAAACATCATCAACATATTTTGTTGCGTCAGCACCCCTTAGCCCCAGCTTTTCGTGAGCGTATTGCCTGATAATCATTTTAAATTTATCTGGATTTGCCTCAATCCTGTCTATTCGATAAAGCCTTGGAACATAGCTTTCTGCTGTATTAAGACTTACACCTTTTTCTCTGA